GTCGGTGCAAATCACGGCCGGATGGCCTAACAGCTCGGGTTGGATGACCTATGAAACTCAAACTGAACGATGACGGATTCGCGGTAGTGCAAGACGGCAAGCCGGTCTATGTGCATGACGATGGCCGGGAAGTGGCCTTCGACGCCGTGGGCACGGTCTCGACGATCTCTCGACTGAACTCCGAAGCCAAGACGAATCGCGAACGCGCAGAAGCCGCAGAGAAAGCCGCAAAGGCATTCGAAGGCATCACCGACGCAGAAGCCGCACGCAAGGCGCTCGCCACAGTCGCCAATCTCGACGCGAAGAAGCTTGTCGACGCTGGCGAAGTGGACAAGATCCGCGCCGAAGCGATCAAGGCCGTCGAAGACAAGTACTCGCCGGTCGTTGCGGAGCGCGACAGCCTGCTCAAGTCGCTCGTCGACGAGAAGGTTGGCGGCAGCTTCGCCCGCTCGAAGATGATCGCCGACAAGCTCGCAATTCCCGCCGATCTCGTGCAGGCGCGCTTCGGTGACGCCTTCAAGGTCGAGGGCAGCGACGTCGTGGCCTACGACAAGTCGGGCAACAAGCTCTTCAGCCGCAGCAATCCGGGCGAAGTCGCCAAGTTCGACGAAGCGCTCGAAATCCTCATCGATCAGTACCCGTATCGCGATTCGATCCTCAAGAGCACCGGCGCATCTGGCGGCGGCGCAACGGGCGGATCGGGTGGCGGCTCTGGCAGCAAAACCATCACTCGCGCGGCTTACGACGCTCTGGACCCATTCAAGCAGGCCCAGACGATTCGTGGCGGCGTGAAGATCGCCGACTAAATTTAGGAGCCTTCTTTGGCTAACACGCTCTCGAATCTTATCCCCGACCTGTATGCATCGCTCGACGTCGTGTCGCGCGAACTGGTCGGCTTCATCCCCGCTGTCACGCTCGATGCGCAAGTCGCGCGCGCAGCACTCAACGAGAACGTCCGCTCGTTCGTCGCTCCGGCATCGACCGCAGAAGACGTGACGCCGGGCCAACTTCCGCCCGACGACGGTGACCAGAACATCGGGAACCAAGTGATCACCATCTCGAAGTCGCGGATGGTGCCGTTCCGCTGGACCGGTGAAGAACAGAAGGGCGTGAATCACGGCGCCGGCTACGCGGCCATCCGCACGAACCAGATCACGCAGGCGATGCGTACGCTGGTCAACGAGATGGAATCCGACATCGGCTCGCTCGTGTATCAAGCGTCGCGCGCAACCGGCACCGCAGGCACCACGCCGTTCGCATCGGACCTCAGTGCCACCGCGCAAGCTCGCAAGATCCTGTCGGACAACGGCGCGCCGCTCAGCGATCTCCAGTGCGTGATCGACACGACCGCAGGTGCGAACCTGCGCACGCTCGCACAGTTGACGAAGGCGAACGAAGCCGGCACGACCGAGCTGCGCGCACAAGGAACGCTGCTCGAACTGCATGGCTTCCAAGTTCGCGAGTCGGCTGGCGTCGCGGTTCATACCGCTGGCACCGGCGCGAGCTACGTGCTGAACGGTGCGCACGCCAAGGGCGCGACGACCATCAACGTGCAGACCGGCTCCGGCACGGTCGTCGCCGGTGACGTCGTGACGTTCAACGGCGATACGCGCAAGTACGTCGTGACGTCGGCTCTGTCGGCTGGCTCGTTCACGATCGCCGCGCCTGGCCTGCAGCAAGCGCTGCTCACCGGCGCAGCTGTGACCGTTGGCGCAGCCTACACCGGCAACGCGTTCTTCTCGCGTAACGCCTTCGTGCTCGCGACCCGCCTGCCGGCGCTGCCGGAAGAAGGCGATGCGGCCGTCGATCGCACGACCATTGTCGACGAGCGTTCGGGCCTCGCGTTCGAAGTGTCGATGTACGCGCAATACCGCCGTATCCGCTACGAAATCGCGCTTGCCTGGGGCAAGGCGAACATCAAGAGCGAGCACAGCGGCATCCTGCTCGGCTAAGAGCGCTGAAGCGGCCTGTCAGAAGCGGCAAATCCGGCTGACAGGCCGTTTTTCATTGGAGAACGCATGGCACGACCCAAGAAAGAAGCAGAAACGCCGCAAAACGACGGTGAAATCGCATACGTCACGATGACGCGCGACGCTGAGCTCTATCCAGAGCCGCACACCGCGCAAGTCCATCCCGACGAAGTGGAAAACTACCGCCCCGGCGGCTGGGAGATTGCATAAATGCTGACCGCTCAGCAGATGGCCGACATTCGGCGCTTCGCCGGTTATCCGATGCTGGGCGATACGGTGGCCGATGACTCGCGCGACTTCGCATACGGCTGGGTTTCGCCCGGCGTGTGGCAGACGATGCAGCACCGGCTCACCAATATGCGGCCAGAAGAGGAAAGCATCCTCATCACCACGTATCTGACGCCGCTTTACTCGCTCGAGACTGCTGTCGTTGGCGCTGGAGACAACCTGGACACCGACCAGGCTGCCGTGTGGACTAGAAACAAGACGGAAGTCTCCGATCGCACGAAGCTTTTCGACGGTTGGCGGCGCCGCATGTGCCAATTCATCGGCGTACCGCCAGGCCCGTACCTCGGCAATGGCGGCGGCACGATCATCCGGGGGTAGCGGATGGACGGGACCAAAGCACAAGCCAAGGTGTACCGCGGCTATTCGATAGCCGCATCCAAGATCGGCACCGCATACACGCAATATCGCCCCGTATCTGCCGATCTAACCGGCCTCGCGCCAATCTCGACGTCACTGCTCGCAAGCTTCAACTCTGAAGACATGACGTACAGCAGGCCGAACAAGTACGCCAAGCCGACTTGGTACGCGCTGGTCGACGGCACGCAGACGCAAGTCGGCGATTACCTGATCGGCGCGGCCGGCACGTTCTTCATCGCAGCGCAACAGCCGCTTCTGCCGATCCTCGCGGTGGAATGCAATCGCGTGCTGTCGTTCGCGCGACCGCAGACGCAGGCGCAGTTCGGCGCGGTGACGAATTACGAGGGCAACACGCCTGATACGCAGACGCCGCTTGCTGCTGGCTGGCACGCATCGGTGCTGCAAGGCACGAAGGGCGAGAAAAACGACGTCGGCTTGCCGGGTGACGTGCGAAACGCATGGTGGGCGATCCTGCTGCCGGCGATTCCGGGTGTGATCCTGCAATCTGGCGACCTTGTGACAGACGACATCGACCGTCGATACGTGCTCTCAAGCGTTGAGCTTACGGATCTGGGGTATCGGTGCACCGCACAGCAGGCGCAGACATAACATGGCCGACATAAGCGAAGTGCAGACGACGCTCGTCGGCATTATTGCCGGCGCGCTCTATCCGAATGGAACAGGGCAAGCGTCAGCAGTCGGCGCACAGTGCCGCGTCGGCTCTGGATGGCCCACGAATGCGCAGCTTGACCCCGATCTGGCGCATGGCATCGTCAACGTGTCGGTCTATCCGACGTCGATCGAGCGCAAGACATCGCGCTACATGCCGCACTGGCAGGAAATCAACCGATTCCCGCCGACTGTGACGCTCACGAGCGATATCGACGGGTCGATAACGGTAGGCGGCACGATCTCGGCGCCATTTCACGCGCAGAACACGGCCGTACTGATCGGCGGCCATGCGTACACGTATGCCGTGCAGGCAAGCGACACGCTCGCAACAGTCGCCAGTGCGCTCGCCGCGCTGATTGCCGTGCAATATCCGGGCGCGAGCTCGACGGGCGCAGTCATCACGCTGCCCGTTGGCACGCCGCAGCCAACGCTACGCACCGGGGGCTATGCGACTGTCGCAAAAGAAGTGAAGCGCCAATCGCGCGTCGTGCGGATCGTCATCTGGTCGCCGACGCCCGCGCTGCGAGACAAGGTGGCAAGCCTGCTCGATGCGTTCCTCGCGCAAATCGAATTCTTGACGCTGCCTGACGGATTCGGCGGGCGGCTGCTATATCACCACTCGGATCTCGTTGACCTGCAGGAGAAAGCGAACCTGTATCGCCGCGATCTATGCTACTCGGTCGAATTCCCGACGACAGTCACGCAGCAAGCGACCGACGTCACGGTGACGGTCACGAACCTGGTTGAGCCGACAAGCGGCGCGACCATCAAGCAAATCATCTACTAGGAGCCGTCATGGCTGACAACAAGGCTGCCGCGAAGGCAGATTTCGCGCTCGTCGTGATCCATCCGTTCGGTGATTACGAGCGTGGCGCGCGCATCGAAGACGCCGACAAGGTTGCCGCGGTGCTGGCCGGCGAAAACGCCTCGCATTGCGTGAAGACCGCAGCGCAGTAACGTCACCCCTCAACGCTGAAAGAGCCGCCTACGGGCGGTTTTTTCGTTTGGAGCATCACATATGCCGATCTACCAGGCAGGGCAGCTCAATGTCAGCGCGCTCAACGCGCCGGGCGTCTACCTGCAAATTCAACCGCCGCCGCCGATTATCAATGGCGTCGCAACAAACCTGCTCGGCTATGTCGGCGTAGGTTCGTGGGGTCCGGTCAACAGCGCAACGCTGATCGGCTCCGGCAACGATCAGGCCAACTGGCTCGGCTCGCCGCAGGTTCGCAAGTACGACCTGTCGACGGCTGTTCAGGTGGCGCTCGCCGCTGGCGCCAACGCGATCCAGTATGTGCGCGTCACTGACGGCACCGACGCGGCCGCATCCTGCCTCGTCAAAGACACCGCGGGCACGGTCACCGGCCTGACGCTGACGGCGATCTACACCGGCACGATCGGCAACACGCTGACGGCAGCCATCACGGCCGGCACCGCACCGTCGAGCTTC